AGCGCGAATTTGTCACCCAAGCCTTTGACGAGATTGGCCTGGCCAGCTACGCCTTTGACCTGACGCCAGATCAGATGCAATCAGCATTGCGCCGGCTGGATACCATGATTGCAGCCTGGAACGCGCTCGGCATTCGCTTGGGCTATCCGTTGCCATCCAATCCACAAGATAGCGATCTCGACGAGCAGACCAACGTGCCCGACAGCTCCAACGAAGCCATTTACACCAATCTGGCAATCAAGCTGGCTCCAAGCTACGGCAAGCAGGTAATGCCTGACACCAAGATGACGGCCAAAGAGTCGTACAACACGCTCCTGTCTCGCGCAGCCATGCCAATTGAGCAGCAGCTGCCAGGCACAATGCCGTCCGGGGCAGGCAACAAACCGTGGCGCAATTACGATACCCCATTCTTGCGGCGTCCTGTGGATCCTGTCATTGCAGGTCAAGACGGCGTGATTGAATACAACTAAGGACGGATCATGCCAACAATCAACCAACTCGCAGGCTTAAGCCAAGTTTCAGGCGGTGACCTGCTGCCGATCTATGTGCCAAACAACGGAGACGCACGCAAGGTTTCGATCACCCAGCTGCTGACGTACTTCCAAAGCACATTTGCTGCCCCGACCGTCTCAACAAATCTGTACACGCCAGGTGCAGGCTTTAACATCACCGTACCGACGCCAGTCAGTGAGCAACAGTGGATGCTCTTGCAGCCGGCCGGCGTGCTGGCTACTGGCACGATCACACTGCCGTTGAATACTGGCGTGGCCGATGGCACTCAAGTGCTGGTTACGACAACTCAGGCCATAACTGCTTTCACGCTGGCGCTGAACGGTGCTGCTGCGTCATTTGGTGCGCCAACCACTTTAGCCGCTGGTGAGTTTTTCACCATGCGTTTTTACCAAGCCACAAATTCCTGGTATCGCGTCGCTTAATTTTTAGGAGCCATCATGTTCATCCAGCCAAGTCTGACTCAAAATCAAGTTGATGTGATTCTGCCGATCAATGAGTACATCAGCATCAGCAACACCGGCAACGAGAAAACGACCGTCCTGCTTCAATCAGTAACACCAGGCGCACAGCCCTGGAACTACACAACGCTCGGCACGCTTTCCAATACTGCGCAGACGTTTGGGCCTTATGGCGAAGAGCGCACCATTCGCATTCAGAATCGAAACGCCACGGTTGAATATGACATTGGCGCAAGCCCACAGCTACGCAGCTTCCCTGCATTGGTGTTTGGCAACATTGGGCCTGTCAGCTTGGTGGAACCTGCTGCAACCTTTACAACCTTGACCTACGACAACAACACCGGCAAGGTTCGCCTGAACAGTGCTGGCGCTCATGGTCTGACAGCAGCTATTGCAGTTGGTGCAAGCGTTTATGCAACATGGACTGGCGGCACAGGCGTAACCGGCTTGTATCCAGTCACAGCATTGGACACTGACACCACCGGCACAGCAGTCACCATTGATCTGGCTTACATTAGTTCAACAGTGACGATCACCATTGCTGTTCCTGGCGTGGTATCTTGGACAGATCATGGCTTGTCTGCCAACGACACGATTCGATTTACAACCACTGGCGCATTGCCAACTGGCTTGGCCATCAACACCACGTACTATGTCAAGACCGTGTTGTCGCCCAACACATTCACTGTGTCGTCATCCGCAGGCGGTGCAGCCATCACCACAAGCGGCACGCAAAGTGGCGTTCAGACTGCTTTGGTCTGGTATGGAACCGCAGTTGTCGCTGTAGCCAATACAGTTGTCACATTGGCATCTGCAACCGTCCCTGGTTGGTCAATGGGCGTCGGTGGTGAAATGGAAATTGATGCTCTGTTCACAATGACAAACAACGCAACGGCCAAGAATTTGAGTATGACGTTTGGTGGAACGGCAATCTTTACTTTGTCCGCAGCCAGCAATACAAGCGCGAACGTTCAAAAGAACCTGGTTAACCGTGGCAACTCTGTGATCATGTCAAACCCTGTTGCCGCCACCGGCCACGGCGTATCAACTGCTGCCAATGTCACGCTGGCTGTTGACGCGACAGCAAGTCAGACTTTTGCAATCACTGCGCAGCCGGCCACGGCAAACAATCTGGTGCGGTTGGAATACTTCAATATGCACGTTCTGTTCTGACAATGGCAACCAAGGACACTCGGTTAGCACGCGCTGGCGTCGAAGGCTATAACAAGCCCAAACGCACGCCATCGCATCCAACCAAAAGCCATGTTGTTGTGGCCAAGGTCGGTGACGAAACCAAGACTATCCGATTTGGTCAGCAAGGCGTCAAAGGATCACCAGAAGGTTCCAAGCGAAACGAAGCATTCAAAGCCCGTCACGCTGAGAATATATCCAAGGGCAAGATGAGCGCAGCATATTGGGCCAACAAGGTTAAGTGGTAAGCCATGCAAATCCCCATTCTTAGCGGAATCTACGCTGATAACACTCCAGAACTGCGCACCACTTATCCGGTGAACATGGTTCCAGTTCCGAAAAAGAGTGGGATCAGCAATGGATTCTTGCGTCCTGGTGACGGTCTGGTAGCCAACGGCACAGGCCCAGGCATTGACCGTGGCGGCATTGAGTGGAATGGAGTCTGCTACCGGGTAATGGGGACAAAGCTGGTGACGGTAGCCAGTGATGGCACAGTGACTGTTTTGGGTGACGTTGGTGGAACCAATCAAGTCATCTTCGATTACAGCTTTGATTTGCTCGCCATTGCATCAAACGGAAACCTGTTCTATTGGAATCCGTCCACCTCAGTCTTGGCACAGGTAACGGATCCAGACTTGGGCGTGGTTGTTGACGTTTGCTGGGTTGACGGTTATTTCATGACCACTGATGGCGAATTTCTAATCGTTACAGAGTTAAGCGACCCATTTGTGGTTAACCCGCTGAAATACGGCAGTTCTGAGGTTGACCCAGATCCAGTTGTGGCATTGCTCAAGCTGCGCAACGAGGTCTATGCACTCAATCGCCACACCATCGAGGTCTTTGACAACGTAGGCGGTGATCTGTTTCCGTTTCAGCGCATTGATGGCGCACAAATCCCACGGGGCGCAATTGGCACGCAAGGCTGCTGTGTGTTTGTTGACAGCATGGCTTTTCTTGGCAGCAGCCGCAATGAGGCACCAGGCATATTCTTGGGTGTATCGGCAAACACGACAAAGATCAGCACGCAAGAGATTGATAACATCTTGTTGAACTACACCGAGGCGCAGCTGGCGCTGGTCAAGCTGGAGTCACGCAACGACAAGAATCATCAGCATCTGTACGTTCACTTGCCTGATAAAACACTGGTGTTCGACGCTACTGCAACGCAAGAACTTGGTGCGCAAGTCTGGTTCATCTTGACAAGCACAACGGTCGGGTTCTCACAGTACCGCGCTCAAAACTTTGTTTGGGCCTACAACAAATGGCTGATTGGTGATCCACAGTCAACCAATGTGGGCTACATGGTGCAAGACACCAGCCACCACTACGGCCAGCAAGTGAGATGGGAGTTTGGCACCGAGATTGTCTACAACGAAGGCAATGGCGCTATCTTCAACCGCCTGGAACTGGTGGCACTTACCGGCAGCGTGGCGCTTGGCACAAATCCTCAGATCAGCACCAGCTACAGCATAAATGGAAAATCATGGAGCCAAGACCGTAGCGTCAGCGTCGGCACTACCGGAGCCAACAAACGCTTGGCATGGTTTCAGCAAGGCCATATGCGCAACTGGCGCATTCAGCGATTCCGTGGCGATAGTGATGCACACATTTCATTCATGCGCCTGGAAGCGCAACTAGAACCCTTGGCGTACTGATGGCCACTGCTCCAGCATCACGCAGACTAAATCTGACGCGAGACCAGCTTGCGGCGTTCTTGACCGACCAGCAGCAGATCCGACAGTTTGAGTTGTTGTTTTCTACGGTCGACACCTTACAAGTGATCGTCGGCACTGACTTTGAATACCAAGCAGACAACGCAGCCGCAGCAGCAAATAACGCACTAGCGCAGATCAGCGCACTGGCTCAAGACACCGCAGTCGATGATGCTGTTTTGAATGCAAAGGTGCAACAGGCGCTGGATCAAGTTAGTTTGCTGGCGCAAGATGCGGCAGTTAATGACGCAGTGCTAAATGCTAAAGCGCAACAGGCTTTAGATACGTTGATTCAATTGGCGCAAGACACCGCTGTTAACGATGCGGTTTTGACAACAAAAGTTCAACAGGCTTTGGATGAAGTTGAGCGTATTGCCCAAGAACTAGCATTGGTTTCTGTAGCGCCAGCGTCAATAATTGGAGTGTCTGGCAGTTTTACTACAGCAGACATACCGCCAAAAACAATCAGCGTTGTCAATGGCATCATCACAAACATCGTTTAGGAGCATTCAAAATGACCGTATCAATCAAGGTGCTGATTCCAGCAAAGCAAGCCGAAAATGCGCAGACTACGCAGTACACCGCCACCAACTGCAAGGCTCTGATTGACAAGTTCACAGCCACCAACACCACGGCCGGCAACGTGACGATCAGCGTTAACCTGGTGACCAGCGGTGGAAGTGCGGCTACATCAAACCTGATTGTTGATACCCGCAGCATTGCACCGGATGAGACCTATACCTTCCCAGAATTGGTTGGCCAGGCGCTGGAGCAGAGTGGTTTCATTTCAACCATTGCCAGTGCAGCCACATCGTTGACCATTCGCGCATCAGGCCGCGAAATCACTTAAAGGATTGCCATGAAAGAATTTATGATGATTCCAAAAGGCTTTGCCGGCCTGCCGATGGACGATGAATTCATCACTACGGCCGAGAACAAGAAAAACACTCAGGTGGTGATTGATGATTGGATGCTTGGCCCTGAGAAGCCATCAAACGAGCCAGGAGCGAACAAAACCTACTGGGTGGCACTTGGTAAGGCTATGCAGGTTAATGAGCAGGAAGCGCGTCGTAGGCGGTGCAGCAATTGCGAGTATTACGACAACAGCACCATGACCCAGGCCAAGATGGAGCGCATCCCCCGCAATGATTGGGACACCAACGCAGGGTTTCGCGGTTACTGCGAAAAGTTTGATTTCATCTGCCATGATCTGCGATCCTGCCAAGCCTGGGAAGAGCGCGAGTCTGAGGATTGAATATGTGCGAAAATTCTGCTGCTGAGAAACTTGCTACCAGCGGCATCCAAGAAATTGAGGTGTTGATATGGGTTTACTAAGTGTTTTAGGCGGCGTTGCTGGTTCATTTTTTGGTGCGCCAGCCATTGGTGCTGCTATCGGTGGCGCTATTGAGGGTAGCCAAGCATCCAGCAGTGCATCACAAGCCCAGCAAGGTGCAGCGCAAGGCGGCATTGATGAACAGCGGCGTCAGTTTGATCTGATGCGAGAAACACTATCCCCATACGTGCAAGCTGGCGCTGGGGCATTAGGTGGTTACTCACCATACCAACAAGCTGGCGCAGGAGCATTGCCAGCACTTCAACAATACGCACAGGCCGGCGCACCAGCACTTGAGCAGCAGCAGGCTTTAATCGGTCTCAGAGGCCCGGAAGCACAGCGTGCAGCCATAGCAGGCATCGAGGGCGGTCAGCAGTTTCAAGCCATGTCTCGGCAAGGTGAAAACGCATTGCTGCAAAACGCATCAGCTACTGGTGGACTGCGTGGCGGCAATCTTCAGGGCGCCCTCGCGGAGTACCGCCCACGATTGCTAAATGAATTGATCAACCAGCAATATGGCAGGCTTGGCGGTTTAGCAGCAACAGGCGGCACGGTAGCGCAAAATCTTGCAACGGCAGGCATGGGGGCAACTGGTGAACTTGCACGACTTGGCCAGGCGTCAGCGGCTGGTGTTGGAACAGCTGGATTAAACACTGGAGCAAACATTGCAAACCTGATGGGCCAACGAGGTGCAGCAGAAGCTGGCGGCATCATGGGACAGCAACAAGCATTTGGCGGCGTTCCTGCTGCTTTTGGTTTTGGTCAAACATCAGGCCAAGGACTTGGAACAAATCCATTTTCTGGAATGGCCGGCCAACTTGGTAATTTAGGCGCAGCATTTGGCTACGGCACAAACATTGGTAGCCAGCAAACTTCAATGCTTGCTGATCAAGAAAGAGGGATGTTCTAATGGTTCAGCCAATCAACTATTTTCAAGGCATCCAAGATCCATTTGCCCAGGCTGTGGCCGGTATGCAGCTGGGTGAAACCTATGCTGCCAACCAACGAGCGCAACAACAAGCGCAGCAACTTGCACTTGCCAAACAGCAGCAGCTGGCGCAACAAATGCAACAGCAACAACAGATTGCTACAGCACGCGACACATTTTTGGCAAATCCAAAGCCAACCATGCGAGATGCTCTGACATTTGCATCAATTCTTCCAAAAGATCAGGCGGATGCAATCAGACCATACATTGAAGGCGTCAGCAAAGAACAGCAGCAAGGTGTTTTACGGTTCAATGGTCAAGTGTTGTCTGCCCTGCAAACCGATCCACCAGCAGGCATCAGACTGTTACGAGAACGCGCATTGGCCGAACGCACATCTGGTGACGAGCAAGAGGCTTCGTTGTACGAACGCATGGCCGACACTGCTGAAAAACAAGGGCCAGAAATTGCTTTCAAAGGTCTGACGTACATCATTTCATCAATGCCTGGTGCAAAAGAGATGTTTGAAAACATCGACAAGACACTATCAACGAGCAGGCTTGAAGCACTAGCACCAAGCGCACTGAAAGAATCAATAGCCAAGGCAGATGCAGCTGTAGCGGATGCGCAAAAGAAATTAGACGAAGCAAAAGGCACACCTGCCCGTTTAGCAGCAGAACAAGACCTTCGTGTCGCACAGGTTGAAAAAGAGCGTGCATTGACTGCCGCAAGTGTTGGCGGTGAAGCAAGGGCTGTAGCCTTAGAACCAAGCGCACTTATTGAGGCAAAAGGAAGGGCAGAAAAAGCAATAGCAGATGCAGACCGTGCTGTAGCAGATGCAAAGACGGCCCAATCTACCGCTGCAAATTCACTAGAAAAAGCAGCCGCTGATGCAGCACTGACAAGAGCGCAAGCCGAAAAAGCAAAAGTTGTAGCGGAATTTGCTAGGTCTGATGCTGTTTTAGAAGCACAGGCAAAAGCTGCAACCATCAAGAAGACAGAAGCAGACATATTAATCAACAAAGAAAACGCTCGTATTGCAGCCTTAAACGCAGCAATATCCAAAGAAACAAACGCTCTAAAACGGCAAGAACTAGAGCAAAGAATTAAAGACGCACAAGCAACGCGAGATGCAGCTGCTAGAGAACAAACGGCAACATTCAATAGTCAAGTGGCAGACATTGACAATTTCCTAAACACCGCTGAACGAATTAAGCAGACACCGATAAAGATTGTTGAATCTGCAACTGGGCCAATAGCATCAAGACTTCCAACCACCAACCAAGATGTTGCTGATTTTGAATCATTGGTTGAAACTCTTGGATCACAAGTATTTATTGCTCAAATACCAAAAATCAAAGGTGCTGGCGCTCTCTCTGAAAAAGAAGGCGATAAATTGCAAGCGTCTGTGCAGAATTTGGGTCTGAAACAGTCCCCAGCACGACTTATTGAAAATGTAAATGAAGCAGTTCGCTTGATGGAAAAAGCAAGAAAAAATCTTGCAGATCGTTCAGGTTTACAGACTCCTGCTTTGGATGTTCCAGCAAGACAAGAGGTTACCGTTACTTTGCCAAATGGAGCAAGCTATAAATTTGCAACCAAAGTCGAAGCCGATGCTTTCAAACAACGTGCAGGGATTAGATAATGGATTACGAAGCACTTGCAAAACAATTTGGCGGTGTAAAAGTAACGACCCCCGTTCCTGCCGAAACAGCGTTTGACATTATGGGTGGAGACCAAGGACAAGCTAGTCAAGCCCCTGCTGATCTTGCTGCTCTTGCGGCTCAATATGGCGGCATTCAACAAGTGCCAGCCACAACGGCCACAGGGCTTGCTGGTGCAGCCACTAGGGGATTAGCTTTGCCTGCTGCTGGCGCTGCCTTGGGTGCTGCTATGGGCGCTCCGTTTGCTGGTGTTGGTGCAATACCAGGCGCTATTGCCGGTGCCGGCGCTGCTACCCTAGCAGGCTTGGTTGCTGACCCAGTTGTCAGCGGGGTTAATAGTCTCTTTGGAACAAGATACACATTGCCAACTGATGCAATGGAAGACTTGCTAACCCGTGTCGGTGTAGCCCAACCTCGCACAGCGGCAGAACGCATTATGCAAACCGCAGCTGCTGGTGCTAGTGCTGGTGCTGGTGGTGTTGCTGCTGGTAAAACTTTGGAAGCCGCCGCAGCAGGGCCGGTTGCCCGTGGAGTTGGTCAGTTAATGGCAACAACGCCAGGACTGCAAACTTTGAGTGGCGCTACGGCTGGCGCTGCTGGTGGTCTTGCAAAAGAATCTGGTGCCGGCCCTATGGGGCAAATTGCAGCGACCATTGGCGGTGCTTTCCTACCATCTATCCCGGCAGCAACCAGGGCGGTAACTCAACAAGCAGCAAGACAAGTTGCGCCGGCCGGTGCAGGTATCCGTGAAAGACTTGAACCAGTAACGATTGAGCAACTACGTCTTGGTTATGAAGCTCCAGCTGCGCCAACAACCAAAGAATCTTTGCAAAGCATTGTGGCAACTGTTGGAGAGAAAATTGATCCACAAAGCCAGCAATTGATTAAAAATCAAATACAGAAAGCACCAGATTCAACTGAAGTTGTTAACTTCCGTATTTCAGGCACACAAGCTGTTCCAGACAATCAAGCAACCGATGCCATTAGGCAAGGCTGGAAAGATGGCACGATTGCCAGTATCAAGGCTGCATCTGATAAAGATCGTCAGGCCATGACCAAGATGCTGAACATCTTCAAAATGGGAGAAAAACGCGAAGCATTCCGAGCATTGAATAGGCCAGCCGACATTTTGGGTGACACAGTTGAATCTAGAATTAAATTTCTGTCAGACGCCAATACGCAAGCCGGCAAAGATATTAATCAAATTGCCAACAGCCAGTTGCGTGGGAGAACAGTAAATTTTGATCCAGCTATCAATACGTTTCTTGATGATCTTGGCACTTTAGGCGTAAAGGTTGAGCTTGATGCAAACGGGGTCGCCAAGGCCAATTTGCAAGGTTCTGACATACAAGGTGACCGACAGGCTCAACGTGTCTTGAACATGGTTCTGGAGCGTTTAAGCACTGTTAAAGAGCCTGATGCCTATGGCATTCACACGGCCAAGCGTTTTATTGATACTCAAGTGGATTTTGGCAAAAGAAATCTTGCAAACCCACTGACAGCACAAGCCGAGAGAACACTGAAAACATTGCGTCGCAATCTGAATGAAACCCTTGGCGAAAGTTTTCCTGACTACAGATCTGCAAATACAAAGTATTCGGACACAATCCAAACGCTTGACGATCTACAAAAAGCAGCCGGCACACAGATCAACTTTGATTCACCCAATGCTGATAAAGCGTTAGGTACGGCAATGCGTAAGCTGACCAGCAACTATGGCACTCGGGCCAACCTGGTTGATGCTCTTGACCAAGCCAATCGTACTGCTACAAAGTACGGCATGAAAATTGATGACGATGTTATTAACCAGCTTATCTTTGTCAATGAACTGGATCGAATGTTTGGAGCAGCTGCACAGACCTCACTAAAAGGCCAAGTTGCCGAGGCTGCTTTAGGTACTGGCGTTGACATTGCGCGTGGCAGAATAGCGCAAAGAGCGTTTGATTTATTGGCTGAAAAAGCTGAAGAATTACGTGGCATCAACAAAGACAACGCAGTCAAGGCAATGGAAGAATTGCTCAAGCGTAAAGCCGGCCAGCCTTAAACGACAATCCACCCAGGAGAACCAATAATGTCAGCACTCAGCATATCTCCACCATTCCCGATCTTTAGCGACAGTGATGGCACGGCGCTTGAAAATGGCTATATCTGGATTGGCACGACCAATCTAAACCCAATCGTTAACCCAATCTCGGTCTATTGGGATGCCGCGCTGACTGTGGCAGCTGTGCAGCCTATTCGCACATTGGCTGGCTATCCGGTGTACCAGGGCACGCCTGCACGCCTGTACGTTAACAGCGACTACAGCATCCAGGTGCAGAACCGCAACGGTAGCGTGGTCTACAGCGCACCAGCAGCAACTGAGTTCATGTCATCTGCCAATATCTCTTACCTCCCCGCAGGCACTGGCGCGGTGGCGACGACTGTGCAGACTAAGCTGCGTGAAAGTGTGAGTGTGGAGGACTTTGGGGCGGTGGGGGATGGCGTTACTAATGACACCACGGCAATTCAGAACGCAATTAACTCTGGCGCAAGAGAAATACTATTTCCTGCTGGCAGGTACGTAGTCACCAGCACCTTGAATCTTTGTAATTTGGCCGTTACGGGTGTTGGTCTTACTTTGCGTGGCGAGTGTGTTGCATACGACGATGGAACGGTAACTGCCGCTTCGGTAATTCTCTCAAACCCAGGTTCTGGAAGTTGGGTTGCTGAAATTGTCGGTTCGCAATTTATCACAATGGAAGATTTGATGTTTGTGTCTATCGGCGCAAACACTGCAAAGGGTGGGCTAATTTACGCGAGATCAACCCTTGCAAATTTTGCCCAAAACAATTCTTTGCGCCGGGTGATCGTAAAAATTGCGACCAACGGTGGCGGTACTGCTTTGGCTAACAACTGCGCCGAGCAGTTTGTCTGTGACGAATGCTGGCTTGAAGCTGACATTCCTTACATTACCACGCTGGCAAACGAACAGGGTTGGACTGCGGCAAATGCAACTATTGCCAATACCACTTTCAGCAATACGGCCCAGTCTTTTCGGTTAACCACATTCCAGCCTTTGACAAGTACGGCAATGATCCTGACTGGATTGGGAACTGCAAATTTTGACAACTGCGTTTGGATTCCAAAAGCAGGCAATGTGTACGCCTACGGCGTGACTATGCGGTCATCTTTGCAAGCATATCAGGATTGCCAGAACATCAGCATCACGGGCCAAATTGAGAGTTGGACTAATGCAGTCTGGTTGGAGGGAAACACCCGTGATGTAAAGTTTGATTTTTCTACGTCTAGCGTGACGGGCGCTCATATTCTTGCTTATGCAGGTACTACCCATTACAGCCCGGCCATCAAAACCAATCCGTTTAACACCACCGGAGTCAATGTGTTTGCTGCATCCGGCGCAACTGTGACGGTGTATGGCGGTCAAATTATGATCGCGCCAAACTTAAAATTGGTGGACACCAACGTCAAACTGCTAGGGACTGACGTTGATGGCGGCAACGCAAACCTAAACAGCGCGGCTTCTTTTTCTGTAGCCCCATACTCAGCGTTTACTGCGCGGTACTCTGCAAGCGGCATTGTTGGTTCAATTGCATGGACACCGGGCACAGTAGTAACTGGAACGTCGGCTGCAACCGTTGCGGCTTTTACAGGTGTGGCGTTAGGTGATCGTGTTGATGTGTTTTGGCCGTATACCAATCTGGGCTGTACGGCAGCGGCATCCCCGGAATCAGCAGGCAACATCCGAATAACCATCAGTAACTTGTCTGGTTTTAATCAAACTTTTGGTGCGGGAACTTGGAAGTTGGTTGTAACCCGCCCAGCTAATTGGTAATCCCATGACCCGCACCGCCTCCGGCCTAATCCTCTGGTACATGAAATCCTGTGGTTTCCACGGCTGGACGTCGCTGTGGGGCGTTATCTACATGGCTCCAGGCTACGAGCAACACGCTGCCCTGCTGCGCCATGAACGCAAACATCTTGAGCAAATGCAGCGCGACGGCAAGCTGGTGTACATGATCAAGTACACGTATTGGCTGGTACGATACGGCTACCTAGCAAACCCCTACGAAATCGAAGCCCGACAAGCTGAAATGTTAATCAACTGAATGGAGTAATCATGGCCACAAATTCACAAATTGCTTTTGCGCCTCTAGGCGAAACTGTTGTCATTGCTGCGGCTCTTGCTGCGCCGGCCGGCTTGCAGGTTCCTGTTTACGCAAAGTTTGATCCGCAAAACGCAGGCCAATACAGGATTACGAATTCAAGCACAACGGTTACCGTGTTTTTGGGGTTTGGCGCATCTGCGGCAGAAGCCACGGCCAACGCTGTTGCACCAATCGCAGGTAATCCCTCGCCGGCCATTGTGCTGATGCCTGGCACCACTGCCATTTTGCGCATGAATGGATCTGTGTTTTTCAGTGGCCTGGCCGCATCAGCCGTTACCGTTTACATCACGCCGGGGCAAGGGCTATGACAGACGATGATTTCAGACGCCTGGAGAGCAAGGTCGACAAGCTGACAGACGCAGTTGGCAAGCTGATTCTTTTTGAGGAACGCCAGGCCACTCAAGGTGAACGCATTGGGTCAATGGAAGGCAAGATCAGCGTCCATGATGTTCACCTTCAAAGAATCGACAAAAAGGTCGATCAATGGGTCAATCGTGGTGTTGGTGTTTGGGCGGCTGTGGCCATTGTGTTTGCCCTGGTTAAGTACCTAGACAAATGACACAACATTTCAGCCTGGAAGAGTTCACCGCCAGCGACACAGCGGCTAGGCTGAACATTGACAATCGTATCCCTGACGAACTGCGCGAAAACGCACTGAAAACACTCCAGATGATGGAGCGAATCAGGTTTCACATTGACGCACCCATTAGCATCACATCAGGATACCGCTGTGAGGCTCTAAACAAGGCCATAGGCTCCAAACCAACCTCTGACCATACATTAGCCTTCGCTGTTGACTTCAAGGCTCCTAAGGCCGGTACGCCTTTTGAGATCGCCAAGGACTTGGCAAGCGTTATTGATGTGCTTGGGATTGGACAGTTGATTCTAGAATATAATGACCCTGATAGCAGGCAGGGCGGATGGATTCATACATCCGTAGCCAAGCCGCAAAAAATCATTAACCGAATCATCACTATAAACAAAAATGGAATCTTTCCAGGAATTGTCGGATGACAAGATTGTTCAAGCTGGAATTTTGTATTCCTCTGGATTGACAACAAGGCAGGTAGCGGCGCAACTTGGTGTGAGCAAATCCACCGGGTCGTTGTGGGTCAAAAAATCAGGCGTTGTGATTGATAAAAACGCAAGAATTTCTGCGGCCAGAATGGGTCAGCCAAGCCCTAGAAAGGGCGCAACTCATACTGATGAAGCAAAGCAAAAAATGCGAGAAGCAACTTTAGGCCATAGGCGTAATGTTGGAAGCAAAAGAACGGAAGAGTCAAAGCAAAAAATGCGCAATGCTCACTTTCGTAGAGCCGATAGAGAAGAGCACTTAAAAAAGTTACATTCCGCTGCGCGTAAAGTAAATATACTTTCTGATGAAGAAAAAGCCGCCAGAAACAAGTCAAGAGCCGCTTGCAAACAAATGGTGCGAAGAATTTTGATAATGGCAAGAATACGAAAAGACGCTACAACCGAGAAACTTTTGGGATACTCAAAGCATGATTTGCAAACACATCTTGAAAGTCAATTTAGAGATGGCATGGGATGGAGCAACAGAAACTCTTTTCATATTGATCACATAAAACCATGTGCTGCATTTTTTGCAGAAGGAATTTTTGATCCTGCAATAATCAATGCTTTGTCAAATCTTCAGGTTTTGACGCCAGCAGAAAACAGAAAGAAAAGTGATACATGGATCCCATAACAATCCTTCTTGGCATTGGCTCCAAGGTGATCGACCGGCTGTGGCCTGACCCGGCAGAACGTGATGCTGCCAAATTAGAACTGCTGAAACTCCAGCAATCTGGTGAACTGGCTCAGTTGACGGCTGACACCAACTTGATGATTGAGCAGATCAAAGTCAACCAGGCAGAAGCGGCAAACCCTAGTCTGTTCGTGTCGGGTTGGCGTCCAGCTATCGGCTGGGTTTGTGGCGCTGCCTGCGGCTGGAACTGGATTGGCTTGCCTGTTGCCAAACTAGGCATGGAAATCTACGGCAACCCTATTACCCTGTCACCAGCAGACCTCACTGAAATGTTGCCAGTTTTGATGGGTATGCTCGGGCTGGGTGGCCTCCGCACCATCGAAAAGCTACAGGGCCGTGCTGCGAAGTAGCCTCATGGCATCCCGCAGATCTTGCCGCAGTTGCTCAATCGCCTCGGCCTGCTGCTGCATCCGGATGTAGCTGTCCGCTGCGAATTTGTCCAGCGTCTGACGCTCCCAGGCTGGGAAGTTCGGTAGATCGTTCAATTTGATTCCTTATCCATTCTGGGCCACCGAGTTGAAGTAGCTTGATACGTTGGCTCTGGGTTAGCTTGATACTGTAAAACACATTCAGTGGTTCACCGGGCCGCTTCGCGCTCATTGCATCAGCCCTGCCCATACACCCATTTTACGGTTGGCTTTTGCCACGAGGTAGGCGCTGAAAGCCTGATTGAGTGCTGGCTTTGCTGGTGGCCTTCTAGCATCAGCGCCGCCGCCTTCCGCGTACAGTGGTACGTAGTGGCTAGTCCTGTCCAACTCATACGACACAACTCGAATCAGTTCTTTGCGCTTTAGATTTTGCAAAATACTGCTAATTGTTTTCACCGGCCAGTCAAGGTGCAGTTGCAGTTCGTAGTTTGTCATTGGGCCAATGAGCGCAAGAGCTTGTAGCACTTCGTTTTGTCTGAAATTTACGTCATCCATTGTTGCGTTCCTTCAGTTTGGCTTCAATGGCTCGGGCAAATTTGTCAGCGTGTAAATCACCGCCAATCGTGCAGTCTGTTGCGATCTGCCAAATAGCTTCATCTGTCAGACCTACCCATTGGCGCTGAGGTGGGGTGGTGTAGAGCAGAACGTGAGGCGGTGCCCAATTTTTAATCTCAGGCATCTTGTAAAGATCACCTTCCCTATCCATCCACGCCACCGGCTCGGCTTGCTGCTGCCCTAACTGCACATTCAACGCATCAGTGTCCAGCTTGCCAAACTGAAACCGCTCGTCCAACTGCCGGCGCGTGCAGACGCCGTTCAACAGCAAAGCCTGCGTCAACAGCTCCCGGATTGTTTCTTTGAGCTGGTCCAGCCTTTCGCCCTCTGTCGTTGACTCTGGCTCTATCGTCATCAGCACGCGCCCCGCGTCGTCCATGGCGCGAAAAGCCAGCACTGACCATTTTTGAAAATCACTCATCTTTGTCTCCACTTTGTCGGCATCTGACCCGGCCGCACCACGCAAGTGCCGCATCGGATAATGCGCGGGAGGTCGTTTTTGTAGCTGGCATTGCAGGTATCGCAAGGGCGCGATTTAGGTGCCTGCTGCGCTGCTTGTCTTAGGTCAGTCATCACAGCCCCTCTTCGGCAAGTGCTTCGGCCAAGATTAAAAGAAAAACACGCCGATCATTTTTACTGCTGCCCCAGTAGCTGGCTTCTTTGGTTACCCCAATAGTTAAGTACGGAATGGTGCTGTCTTCACGGTCGCCTGTCAGTGCAATCTCCCGCAGCGCCGTGCTGATCGGGCCGTACTGTAGGTGGGTGTCATCTGGGTGGATACGGTAGTCGTTTGTGCCTTTTAATATGCTGCATAAGCTATCAGCCTCTTCCCAGTAGCCATCAAGCCGCTTGTATTCAATCCTCGCCCCACGGGCAGCAGCGTGTAGTAAGCGGCTCATATGCTCTCCTTGATGCCGTGGGCGGCTTCGATGGCTTCAACAACTTCCATCAACAATTCCATGCTGCAACCAAGCTCTGCGTTTAACGACATCAGTTTATTGTTTTTCCACACCTCATCACCCGTCAACGGCTTGCGCTGTGCCTCAAGCTCAGTGATCCGATCTTGCAAAGCAAACAGCATCTCCCGCACCGGCTCGGCCACAGAGTATGCGTAGCAAAGGTCTTGTAATGTTTGGATGGTCATGCGAACACTCCCCAAATAAACCCGCCAACGGCAAACGCCACGGCAGTGAGCAGCATAGTCAAGCAGATACCTGCTGCCCAAGCCATCCACCGCTCAATCTCATACATATCGTCGTCGCAGTCGCAGCGCCTGCCCTGCTGGCAGTCTTGGTTGCACTTCATGGTGTTTCCTTTAGTTCGTAGTCTTTAAATACTGTTCCTTTACTCGCGTCGCCGCGCCAACATTCTTTGACCCAGCCTCGTTTGCCTGACTTGTATGTACGCCAGTGGCCTCGTGCTTGGTGTCTGCGTGGGCTTGCGTGTGTGCCGCCGCGAGACTCTGCCTGCGGCTTTGGCGGCTCAATAAGAACCGTGTGCCAGTCATATAGGGGCTTCAATCCACGTTTGGATCGGCTTACATTGGCCTTGTGTGGCGTTGGGACGTAAGCCTCTACAGGCATATCCAACGATGCGTAAAACATAGCCACAATAGCGCACATCATTGACTGGTCTTGCGGGTCAATCGGCTTGTCAACCTCACCCGTCTTTGGTTCGCCATTGTGTTCGGCAAACAAAAAAGACCCAAGGGTTTTGTACCCTGTTGGTTTAATAATCCAACCTGTCACAATAGTGGCCGCTGGCTCAGCCAGCACTGACAGCATAAAGTCACCCTGCGCTGTCTTGCCACACAACATCATGTTTTTGTACGGCGCTGGATGCAGCAAATACTTCTTTTGGTCATAGCCAATGTATTCTTTGATAGCGCCCGTTACATCAAACCATTGCATCTGAGTTGGGTCAAGGTCAACCACCGATACCATCTTAATCATTTCTTTGACTAGCGGTGTCATTGCGGCTTCTCCTCATCTCCAAAGTCCATATCAACAGGGTGCGGCACATCGTCATGCACAATAACGCCATGCTCATCTGCTGGTAAAAACTTACCGCATACTACGCAGTAATATCCTGTCATGTCGTTTTCCTTGCACGGATGGCGTCAGCGCAGTCTTTTACCGCTGCTTTTGTCCACGATGTGTTGGCTGCGGCGTGTGTTTCACATAACTTCGCGCAAGCCTCACGCTCGGCAGCGGCAACAAGGGAAGAAAATACAATAAGTTCGGGTTGCAGTTCTTTGTCTATACACAGTCCGACTTTCTTTGCCAGCTTAATGATGTCGTCTTTGGTCATGCTGCCTCCTTCAATTGTGCCTGTAGCCTTTTGTGAAAGCTGTCTTCCCCATCATCACCACTAAGCAGCCAGTCGATGCGCTGTGCGTAAACGTAGGCCATCTTCAATGCCTTTACGGCTTTCTCAAACTCGGCAATGGTTTCTGGGCTGTAGTGTTTTCCGATTGGGTCACCGTATCTGTCTGTGCCTTTGAAGTCATTGGTATGGATTAAGCTACCAAGATCATCAGCAATGTCTTGCATATGGTGTTGTGAGTAACGCCAGTATCCGCCACTCATGTCCGATTCCCCTTTGATGGCAAGCTGAACGCCCTCAAGCTACCTTCCCTCGGCACTTGCTGCGTATAGTCACCGTCACCTGTACGGTACTGGCCGCGCTGCCACAAATCATTCTCCGCTGCTCGCACTTCACCAGGGCGTCTTTGGCGCTCCACGTATGCACCCATGATTTCCTTGGTTTTCTTCTGCAACTCAAGGCCGGCCTGGCGCACCATGTGCGTAGGTACTTCGCTTTTGTCAATGTTCTTTAAATTGCTCATGATCAAAATGGAATTGAATCATCTTCATCTTTGGGCAAACCCTGGTATTGCTCTTTTGGCTTGGGATCATTCAGATATGCCCAGCCATCCCAGCCGCCTTCCTTCAGTGGGATAACGTCCAGCTTCAACATATCCCCGCGCTGCCCCTGGATGATTGACCCAATGCGCTGATAGCGGTTCTTCTTCTCGCCCTGTGCGTTTGTGTATGTGCCGACGACGCAGCTGATTTCTTTGATGATGGCCATAATGTCTTTCAGTAAGTATGTTGGTTGCTGATTTCTTGGATAACTTGGTCGTAGTAGATTCTGGCTGCTTCTACCTTTGTTCTGATTTTGTCTTCCATCACCGTGTCGCGGACATATGGAACAATGGTCACGCGCAACTCGCGGTTGATGTGGTCAACTTGATGGAGTGATTTGTTCTCCCAGCCGATCAGATCCTCTGGCGTAGAGACCAGGCAATAGGCAATGTCTGCCCGTGGCTTGTCCCACAACATCATATAAGCGCGCAGCTGCCATTCGTAACCCTTGTCTTCGCCCTGGTCAGCCAGAACGGGGAAGGTGGTCAGACACCAGCTGCTCTTAATGTCAATGATCCTGTCATCAGCCACAATGTCCGCCTCGCCGGTGATCCAAGCGTTGTTACGGCGCTCGGTGTTCTTGGCATGGCTGGTCAGGTGTACGGCGTTGTACAAATCAATTGATTCATCCTCGACTCGGATTCCCTTGTCCATGTACTTACTGCTGACCCGTTCGTCGTAGCCGTAGACAAATTCCTTTGCCAGCTTTGTCACGTAGGTCTTAGCCCCGACAGACAACTCATCTTTGCCTTTGCCATCGGTCATGATTGCGCTGAGTGCGCTGGCTCTAAACAGGATGCTCATAGTTTGCCTTTCTTTACGTCTTTAGCTTTGGTGATTTGATCACGGGCGATCTGGTCATCACCCACTGTTTTGATACCCTTGAAAAATGCTTCTTTCAGTTGGTCAGGCGTTGTGCAGGCTTCAATGTCTGCCAGCAGTGCTTTGATTGTGGCGTCGGTCACTTTGGATTTGTTTCCAACATCGTCATCCAAGTGCAAGTCACCTTTGTGCCATAGGTCAAGGGCAGCACCAAACCGCATTGCAGCATTCCGCAAAGCATCACCAATCACTTCTTTAATTGCATCACCGCCTGTCTTGCTGCCTGCGTGACCGTAGCCAAGCCTGGTAACGCCGCAGACCGTTAAACGGATCCACATACCGCCCATGTCATCCATGACTGGCAGACCATGAGGGCTGATGGCCAGCGGCTCCCAGTTCCAGGCCGGGTCAGTGTCCAGCAAACGATCAGTGAGTGCTGCGTGACCAACGTAGGCCAGCTTGACCCCGCCTTTCGGCAGGTAGCTGATTTGATGGTCTGGAAATGGTTTCCGCAGTTCTTGCAATTTGTCGCTCATACAGTTTTCTCCTTGATTTCAAGAGATTCCTTGTTGTCAGCAAAGAACGTGATTTGCGTCTGATGTCCGTGCTTGTCAGTCACGGTCAACGTCCGACGCCAGAACAAGCCGGCCGCACTAGTCAGTTCATTTGGTTCTGTCATTTCCATTGATTTGACTTCGTGAAGCATGATCATGGTTGTCATTTTTTGTCCTTGTAAGCCAGTTCGATTTCCAATTCCTTGATGCGCTCCTGCGCGTTCTCCAGCAAGTAAGTCATTTCCCGCATCTTGCTAGACAACATACCCACTTCAAACGCAAGCCTGTCTTCAGGTGGTGAACTTGCGTAGGCACGGTTGGCAATGTCCGCGATACCGGACAGGATCTGATCAATCTTCACAATTGCACTTTCTGGGTCTTGTGACCCCGTTTGGTAAAACATTGGACAGTGCCGTTCTCCAGCAGCTGCCAGCCTGCGTTGTTGCCGCACATTGACTGTGCGCGCTTCTCAAACCTTGCCTGTTGCGCTTTCTCACGCTGAGTAGCCTTGGCATCAGTCGCAGCATCCATTGCAGCCTGGTGGTCAGATGGCCCGTCCAGCAGGTACGCTGTAGACAACACCACCGCCACTGCTACCGCCATCGTCCAGTTGATGATGTTGTTCACTCTGCATCCCTCCGGTTTTCATAGCGTTCCTGGCCACGGTCGTACTCATCATCCTTGGCGCTAATTTCCATGTCTTCCAACGCTTCTTCTTCAATCGTGCCGATCAGATCACCAATCACCTCGCTAATGTCCACGCCTTCGACCAAAGCCCAGATCAATTCGACAGCAGCTGCGCTGCCAGGGTGATCGTAAGTGGCGCGTTCCTCTTCTTCAAAAGCCAGGTAGCAGTCAATGACCAAACCGCCAGCAGTCTCAAAGCGGTGGTTGTACAGGCCCTTTAGGTCTGCCTTGGTTGGCTTGTAGCCAGTTGTCCAGATAGGGGCGCTCATGCTGCCACCTCATCGTGAAAGCCAAGCCACAACTCGGCGTTAAAAAGGTCACCCATTAGCCACCAACCAACAGTCGTGGAATTTGGCATGAGTCCATAAACGTGGACTTGTTCGCAACAAGCCGAGCCGGTGATCTTGTATTTGCGTGCGCCAAATTTGGCGCGAAGGGCAGCGCGTAAAGTTTCAATTGGAATGTTTTTCATGATGTTCTTTCAGGGGCCGAAGCCCCGTTTGGTTTATTTGTTTTTGAATGGAGAGTTGGCTTTGAAATCGTAGCCAAGTGATTTCAACTCTTGAGTTGTATCGCTGAGACTCATGCCGTTAACTTGTTGATTGGAATAGCCCAAGCTAATCAAAGCCTTGCGTTGAGAATTTGCCAGTGTCACCATCCAGTTGCAATTCATCATGTTGCTTTCTAAAAGACCTCTACGTTGTGTTGAGGATTGACTGCATCATAAGCCAGCTTAAATCACATCGTCAACTACTTTGTTAATCTCCCTTAACTTCAGTCAGGTATTTACAATTCTCACTCTGTAAAGCTGGCTTACAATCGGGCATGACTAAAGAACAGGCAATCACTTTAGCTGGCTCACAGGCCAAGCTGGCGGCATTGCTGGAGATCAGTGATGCTGCTATCAGCCAGTGGACAGAGATCCCTGAGAAGCGCATCTGGCAGCTAAAACTGTTGCGACCAGGCTGGTTTGTACGGTAAGATTGGGAAGTTTTGGGACGCTTGGCGGCGTCATTCGCAGTAGGGTTACACATGCTGTCTGCTGGTATTGCGCCAGTCCGCCAACACCGAAAGGTGAGACAGCAGGTGTAGCCCTTTTTTTTGGGGTTTTTATGGCTATGTTTTTTCCTATGGAAGCGGAAACAGAGGTTTCTGGAGATGGAGCAGGATTCATTTTTATCAAACAAACACCGCCCAACGGCATTGCAAATGAAGTTTGGTTATCCGTTCATCAATTCCGAGAAATTTGGAACCGTGAAAAGAGTTTGATTGCCGAGGCGTTGGGGGAAGATGAAAAATCATGAAACGCCCATCCTTTCAGTTCTATCCAGCGGACTGGTTGAGGGACACGGCGCTTAGATCATGTTCGCCTGGGGCGCGTGGTCTTTGGATTGACATGATCTGCTTCATGCACGAAGGTAATCCATATGGACACCTGAAGGTTGGCAACAAGGTTATCCTTCCACCAAACCTTGCCAGCATGGTCGGGGCAACCTTACCTGATGTTGTAGGTTGGCTTGATGAGTTGAACCAGGCCGGTGTTTACGACTTTGCCGAATCAGGCGAAATCTTCTCAAAGCGCATGGTCAGAGACGAATGCCTGCGAAACAAGAGGGCAGAAGGTGGAAAACTAGGTGGAAACCCTAGCTTGAAGGTTAACCTCAAGGTTATCCCCGAGGTTGAAAACGAGGTTAAACAAAAACCAACCCCTTCATCTTCATCTTCATCTTCATCTTCATCTTCATCTTCATCTTCATCTTCATCTTCATCTTTAACTTCAGTAGATACCAATATATGTCCACCTGACGGTGGCCCTGCGCTGCCAGATTGCAATCATCAAGCAGTCATAGACCTGTATCACCAGCAGCTGCCAACCTTACGCCGGGTTGAAGTCTGGAACGCTGCCAGGCAGGGCTACCTGAGACAACGCTGGCGAGAAGTAGCGGCAGAACTTGGCAAGGAGAAGCCGATCAGCGCAAGTGCAGTGCTGGACTGGTTCAATGATTTCTTTGGCCACATCCAAAAATCTAGATTCCTGATCGGCAAGGTGAACGGCAAAGATGGGCGAGCGTTTACCGCTGATCTGGAGTGGATTCTTAAACCAAGCAATTTCGCAAAAATCGTAGAGGGCAAATATCATGGCACTAACTAATTTCAAAAAAGATCAACCAACCAATGACGATCAAAGCCTGCTGTGCAGCGTCTCTGGTTGCGGCAACCTTTGGTCTGTTCGCCTGGAAGGATCACCACCTAAGTGCAGCCATCACCAGTGGGGCGCAAAGCCAAAGAACGAAGGTACATCGTCCTACAAGCAATGGGCAGACCGCCAGCCGCTTAGTAAGCCTGTCGCTGATTGGTACAAACAACCTGAACAACAGAAAGAGTGGTGACCATGAATTACTTTGACGCTCACAAGCTGCTAGACGAAACCCGAAATGGCCATAACCACAGCGAATCAGACATTACCGCAGCACTCGAACTCACTGGAGACATTGATCCAGACGTATGCGCAGATGGCACTAGCTGGTGGGGATCAGGCCCTAAAGGATGGACGCCGCGAGTACCTACTTCAACGCTTTCGGGAATTGGAACAAGATTTTCCGGGATTGCGATCAATGATCATCGAACGAATTAGGGCAATCAAATGATGCAAATCATGTTCACAGTGCCAGGCCAGCCGCACGGCAAAGGACGACCGCGGTTTGCCAGACGGGGAAACTTTGTCAAAACTTACACCGACGCCAAGACCGCCAGCTACGAAGACCAGATCAGGTTTTACGCACTGCAAGCAATGGGAAGCAGCGAACCGCTTAAAACGGCGCTAGAGGCTTTTATTTACGTCAGGCTACCAGTGCCTAAGTCATACCCTAAAAAGCGAGCAGAGGCCTGTTTAAGTGGCTTGGAGAGGCCTTGTAAGAAGCCAGACCTGGACAACATCGTGAAATCCTACATGGATGGCATGAACGGCATTGTTTACGTGGACGATTCGCAAGTGGTGGAGATCCACACAACGAAGGTGTACGCAGAAACTGGTGGCGTTGACATTTTGATTAAGGAAAAAGAATGAAAGTAACGTGCTGGGAGCCAGTCCAGGCCCACAAAGAAATGATGACCGTTGTCTGGCCAATGTTGAAATCAATGCTGATGGCTGGCCATCGTATGACGATTGAGATCAAGCAGAGCAAGCGGAGCGTGGAACAAAATGCAATGTTTCACAGCATGATCGACAAAATCAGCAAACAGATGGCGTTGGCCGGAAGTACCTGGACAGCAGATGACTGGAAACGGCTCTTGATTGACCAGTGGGCGCACGACACAAACCGCAAGATTGGCAAGGTCTGCCCCAGCCTGGACGGGGAGCGCATCGTTCAGCTTGGCCTGCAAAGCCACAAATTCACGACAGCGGAGAGCAGTGAGTTCATCGAATTCTTGTTGGCCTGGTCAGCAGACAAGGGCATTGATGTTTCCTAAACACCAGTACGTGCGCGACAAAGCATTGCTTAAAAAAGTAGCGCAGCTTGATTGCCAACATTGCGGCAGCGGTGAAATGGTGCAGGCAGCGCACAGCAATTGGGGCGGCGGTAAGGGACGGGGAATCAAGGCAGATGACAACCTAGTGGCCGCGCTGTGCCAAAAATGCCATTGGGAAATAGACCAAGGTGTTAAACTGACTAAACTCGAAAGGCAAGAAATGTGGCAGAAAGCGCATGAGAAAACCAAGGTAGCACTGCAATGATCAGGACAATTATTGTGAGGCTGTATGCGGTACTTGGCGCGCTGATCTTGCTGGGCGGCATTGCAATGATGACCGACAGATTCATGACAGGCCTGTTTATGCTGGGTCTGCTTGGCATTCCTTGGATGCTGCTTCTATGGTGTTTTTGGCCATTCTTTCGGAAAAGCAATGCGTAAATCCAAATACAGCGAAAACAAGCAAGAGATATGCGCCAAGGTGCTGGAAAGCATGAGAGGCGGTAAAAGCACATTCAAGGCTTGCGAAGCGGCTGGAGTAAGTCACAGCACTTTCATTCGATGGGCAGATGAAGACGCTGAACTGGCGGACAATTATGCGCGTGCGCGAGAAGACCTGCTGGAACGAATGGCCCAAGAGGTGCTTGATCTGAGCGACAAAGAAGTGCCAGAGACCGGAGACGGAAAAAAGGATTGGCAAGCGATCCAAAAGCATAAATTGCAGGTTGATACGCGCAAATGGTTGCTGAGTAAGCTGGCTCCACGGAAATACGGCGAAAAGCTGGAAGTGTCTGGAGATCCGCAAAACCCGCTGGTGACCAGAATTGAGCGAGTAGTGGTGAAATCTTGAGTGTTTTGCAGCTTCAGACGCCTGAGTGGGCGTTGCCACTGTTGCAAGCCAGCCGCTATAAAGGGGCATGGGGAGGTCGAGGCTCTGGCAAGAGTCATATGTTTGCCGAATTGATGATTGAATCCCACATCATTGACCAAAAGCGGCGAAGCGTCTGCGTGCGTGAGATCCAGAAATCGCTGAACCAGTCTGTTAAGCGGCTGCTGGAAACAAAGATCGAGGCCATGAACGCCGGCGCATACTTTGAGGTGCAGGATTCCGTCATCAAATCACGAAAGGGAGACGGAGCGATCATCTTTCAGGGGATGCAGAATCACACCGCTGACAGTATCAAATCGCTGGAAGGCTACGACTGCGCCTGGGTTGAGGAAGCACAAAGCCTGTCCCAAACCAGCCTTGACCTGTTGCGGCCGACAATCCGCAAGCCAGATAGCGAACTGTGGTTTACCTGGAATCCGCGCCAGAACAGTGACCCGGTAGATTTTCTGCTGCGTGGCCCGACACCGCCCAAGAATGCGACCGTTCTCAAGGTCAACTTCACTGATAACCCCTGGTTTCCGCAGGTACTCAGAGACGAAATGGAGTACGACAAGCGGCGCGATCCAGACAAGTATCAGCACGTTTGGCAAGGCAGCTATCTGACCAACAGCAGCGCCAGAGTGTTCAAGAACTGGAATATTGACGAGTTTGAGGCACCACCTGACGCTATCCACCGGCTGGGCGCAGACTGGGGCTTTGCGGTTGATCCGACAACCCTGGTGCGCTGTCACATCGTTGGCCGCACGCTTTACATTGACCACGAGGTTTACATGGTTGGGTGCGAGATCGTCAACACGCCAGAACTGTTTATGCAGGTGCCAGACTCTGAGAAATGGCCAATCGTGGCAGATTCAGCCAGGCCAGAGACCATCAGCCATATGCGCAAAAATGGCTTTCCAAAGATAATGACAGCGGTCAAAGGGCCAAAATCGGTTGAGGAAGGTATTGAGTTTCTTAAAAACTACGACATTGTTGTACACCCGCGCTGCACTCACACAATTGACGAGCTGACGTTATACAGTTATAAGCAAGACCCATTGACGGGTAAAATCCTGCCGGTGCTGGAAGACAAGAAAAACCACGTTATTGATGCTTTGCGGTACGCTTGCGAAGGAATCAGACGCGCAACGGTGGTAAAACCGCAAACATTCAAGCCTGTGCCGACGATGCACAAATGGTGAAAAGGATTGATTATGGCCAGATTATCGACAGATCAGCGACTTGCAAACCTGCATTCTGAGGCTTTAGCGCAGTTTGACGAGGTTCAGACCGCACTGCGAGACGAGCGCCTGCAATGCCTGCAAGATCGACGCTTCTATTCGCTGGCCGGCAGTCAATGGGAAGGCCCACTGGCAGACCAGTTTGAAAACAAGCCACGATTTGAGGTCAACAAGATCCATTTGTCGGTAATCCGAATCATCAATGAGTACCGTAACAACCGCATCACAGTTGATTTTGTCAGCAAAGATGGCGTAGAAAACGACAAGCTGGCCGAGGTATGCGACGGTTTGTATCGCGCAGATGAGAACGATTCTGTGGCGAATGAAGCCTATGACAACGCCTTTGAAGAGGCTGTTGGTGGTGGATACGGCGCTTGGAGACTGCGCACTGTCTACGAGGACGAGGAAAACGACGAAGACGACCGGCAGCGCATTCGCATTGAACCAATCTTCGATGCTGACAGTTCGGTGTTTTTCGATTTAGGTGCCAAGCGCCAGGACAAGTCAGACGCCAAGTATTGCTTTGTGGTCACCAGCATGACCCGCCAGGCCTACAAAGACACCTGGGGCGACGATCCGACAGACTGGCCCAAGATCATCCATCAGTATGAATTTGATTGGTGTACGCCTGATGTTGTTTATGTGGCCGAATACTACAAGGTCGAGGAAAAAAGCGAAACAATCCGCATCTTCCAGGCGATTGACGGATCGGAGGAACGCTACAGCCCGGCAGACTTTGAGCAAGACGAGACGCTAGAGGAAACGCTGGCCGCAGTCGGAAGCCGCGAGATTCGCCAGAAACGGGTAAAGCGCAAGAAGGTGCGCAAGTACATCATGTCGGGCGGCAGGGTGCTGGAAGACGCTGGTTACATTGCTGGCAAGTGCATTCCGATAGTTCCGGTTTACGGAAAACGCTGGTTTGTCGACAACATCGAGCGGTGCATGGGCCATGTTCGCCTGGCTAAAGATGCGCAGCGACTCAAGAATATGCAGCTGTCCAAGCTGGGTGAGATCAGCGCACTGTCCAGCATCGAGAAGCCAATCCTCACGCCAGAGCAGGTTGCCGGCCACCAGATGATGTGGGCAGAAGACAATCTGAAAGATTACCCTTACCTGCTGGTCAACCCGATCACAGGGCCGAATGGTGAGCAAACTATCAGTGGGCCAGTAGCGTACACAAAGTCGGCAGCAATTCCACCGGCAATGGCCGCATTGCTACAGATCACCGAAACCGATATGCAGGAGATTCTTGGCAATCCGCAAGGCGCTGACAAGATGGTCAGCGGTATCAGTGGAAAAGCGGTGGAGATGATCCAGGCACGGGTGGATATGCAGACATTCATCTACCTGTCCAACTTTGCCAAGGGAATGAAACGCTGTGGCGAGATCTGGCTATCAATGGCCAGGGATGTTTACACCGAGAGCAAGCGAAAGATGAAGACGCTGACTGCCAGCGGTGAGACGGATTCTGTGGAACTGATGCAGCCAAGCATTGACCAAGAGACCGGCGCAATGGTGCTGGCTAACGACTTGAGCAGCGCAACCTTCGACGTTAATGTGGACGTTGGGCCAAGCAGCAGCAGCAAGAAAGCCGCTACCGTTCGCGCACTGACCGGCATGATGCAGATCACGCAAGACCCCGAGACGCTCCAAGTGCTTGGCGGAATGGCCATGATGAACATGGAGGGCGAAGGCATTTCAGACGCAAACGCTTACTACCGCAAGAAGCTGCTGCGAATGGGCGTGATCAAGCCGACAGACAAAGAAGCCGAGGAAATGATGGCCGAAATGCAAGGCCAGCCGCAAGACCCGCAGACGATGTACCTGCAAGCCGCAGCAGAGGAAGCAAGCGCCAAAGCAGCCAAGGCCAGGGCCGACACGGTGGAGACCATTGCCAGTGCTGAACTGAAGAATGCGCAGACAATGCAGACCTTTGCCAAGATCAGCGAAATGGATGGCGGAGAACAGCAGCAGCAGCCGGCGCAGCAACAGATGCCTCAGCGAGACGAGAAAACGATGCTGGAGATCGAGGCCATGCGCCTGGAAAACCAGCTAAAGCGCAATCGGGTGGAAGCCACAGACACGCAGATCGAGCAGCTACGGGCAGAGCGCACGACCAATGACAGCATGGTCATGGCCAGCGAAATGATGCAGCAAGCGGTGACCGGCATTGCCGAGGCGGTGGATAAAATCGGCGGCGCAATGGAGCAGCTGGCTACCAGCAACACGCTGAATGCCGAAAAAGCCACTCAGAATGCCGAGAGAGCAATCCAGTCAATCAACAAACCCAAGCGAGTGGTGCGCGAAAAAGGCCGTATTACCCGCATTGAGACGGAGGAATAAATGGCTGACAATGTAGGCTACACACCAGGCGTAGGCGCACTGGTTGCTGCTGACGAGATTGCAGGCGTCTTGCATCAGCGAATCAAGATAGGCGTGGGGGCAGATGGCGTAGCAGTTGACGTATCAAGTGCCAACCCGATGCCGGTTGAAATGACCGGGATTACCGCATTAAACCCGCTGCCAGTTACTTTGCCAGATGTAACAGCACTCACTCCTTTGCCGGTAAATCTGCCAGACGTTACGGCTTTGAATCCGTTGTCAGTTGCATTGCCAGATGTGACGGCACTTAATCCACTATCGGTAACACTGCCAGACGTAACCGCATTAAACCCGCTGTCCGTCACCTTGCCTGATGTGACATTGGCGAACCCATTGCCGATTATTGACGTTGCTAGTGCTGAAACGCAGCAAGAAATGGTGTTGTTGCTAACCAGGATGCTGAACTATCTGAATGCACCGCAGGGCTACGACAAATCATTGCAACGGGCAAGGCAGACGGCCGTTATTGAGTCTGGCACTGTCACTACCGTTGGCACGGTGACAACCGTTAGCAACGTAGCAAACCAAACATTGATTGGCGGTATTCAGGCACAAATTCTGCCAACCAGCGCCAATCTTGCTGCGTGGTACAGCTTAGTTCGTTCAAGAATCACATAAGGAATCAAGATGGCAAATACATTCAAAAAAGTCATTGATCGGTTGATGTGGGCGCAGGTTGCCCCAGCACCTAACGCCAGCGCAGCAGCCACCACGCTTTCATCTGATTTGCGATCTGGCTTGAGTCGTAATCCATTCGTTTACAACTTGATTTCTGCAACGGTATTGAACCGATACAACATCGTTACCAAGGCTTGGAACTTTGTGCAGTCTCCTGCATTGGCAGGCGCATTCGGCGCAGGCACTGCCACCAGTTTTGCACCATCCTTGGGTTTGGTTGGCGTCATTGCGGCTGGTGCGACTACATCATCCGTCACGTTGTCTACAGCACTGCCAACAGCGGTTGGTTTGAATATGCTTGCCAATCGTGGTGGATCTGGTGAGTACGGGTTCAAGATCCGCATTATTGACACTACGGCCGGCAAAACGGAAGAGCGTTACATCACAGGTAACAGCGCCAGCACAACCCCGTCAATTCAGGTGTTGTCACCATTCACGTTTACCCCGGCCACCGGCGCACGGTACGAAATCATTGCTGGCAAACTGTTTATGCTGAACGCAGGAACAACAGCATCCAACATCTGGCGATCAATTGAGATTGCAACAAACACGCTTTCTACCGGCCTGACAACCACCAACCTTCCGGCAACCATTGGCACTGACAGTTCAATCATGGTGCTGGATGAGCAGTACACGCCATATGACTGCACCCCAGGCGAAGGGATGGTCAAGGGCGCGTTTTTGTACGACACCGGCGTAGAGACCCGCTACGCTTTGACAGCAACAGCAGCTGGCGCAAGCACACTGACTGGACAAGCAACTAACGGAGACTCTGGCGTAGCAGTCAACGAATACAGAAACTTCCAGATTCGCATTGTGCAAGACACGGTAACGCCTGGCTCAGTTGGTCAGCGCCGGGTAATTGCCAGCAACACGGTTGGCCCAAGCCCGGTTTATACCCTTGGAACTGCCTGGACAGTTACACCATCGTCATCTGCCAAATACGTCATTGAGTTGCCAAACCTGCTTCTGCTGCGTTCAACTGCGACAACAACGGTTTACACATACAACTATGGTGACGCCACGGTCAACAATGGAACAAACAACATAGTTGCTGGCGCGTGGTCAACCACCTATTTTGGCGTGTCTCCAGCGGCTAATGCGTCTGGTGGTATGTGGGCACCTAGTTGGGGTATTCGGCCAGATGCCGGTAAAAACGCTCGGCAGTCATTCTGCTACTTCTTCCGAGGTGGCGCGACAACGCTGGATGTGCTTGATATTTCAGGATCCATCACGGGAACATGGACTGCCAACATTACATATGATGGCGCTGTGGCTTTGACAGTTGGTACGTGCGGTTGTCTTGCCCCTTTTGAAAATGAGGGCAGAATGTTTTACATGAACATTTATGCAGCATCAGTAGTGAATCAACTGTATAGGTTTGACGTTCAAAACCGGGTGCTAAGTCCGTTCACTCCAACTGACTTTTTACAGGCTGGCACGGCTGCACTTGGACAGCGTATGGCGGCTTACTGCGCTATTGACGGCACCGATACATATGATGTGATTCTGCTGCAATCGCATCTGTCTACAGTTTCTCAAGAAATGGTGGTATTGGTATGAAGATGCAAGAACTGGTCAGCCTAATGGCAAACAAGCTGGCGTATCTCAATACCGCCAAATCAACCGCTATGGCTTCAGGAGACCTTGAAGCTGTGCTGAGACTTGATAACGAGATCATTGAGACCCAGGCCACCATTGATGCCCTGCAAACCCTGATGTAACGTGTTTCTAACGCTTCTCCAGTCACGTAGCGCACCGCCGCCACCACCACCACCGCCAACACCGGTTATTGATGGTGGAGGTTCATCTGCTAAACGCAACAGGAAAGGTTGGGGGCGTGAGCGTCAAATCTACGAGGCCAGCTTACGTCAAGAGTTAGACAGCAAGACCTCAAACATTGCAGAGCTAGAGCAGATCAGACAAGCCCTGGCAAAGCATACGCAATCGCAGCGCCTAGCACGCAAGCTAGTGAACTACGATGGCGATCTGGAAGAGTTGGCCAGCCTACAAAAAGAACTGGCGAAGCTGCAAGTAGGATACAAAAACAAGGCAGAGCAAAGCAAAGAACTGCAAGACGCATCGGCTGCACTAAGTGCTTTCCTTCTGGATGAAGAAGACACGATCACCGCACTGATAGCAATGCAAGAGTTTGAAGCGCGTCAGATACTCGCAGTGCTTGGAATCAACATTCATTGAATACGGCATCCACCCAGCCGAATTTGGGTGAGTTTGAAGGAAGACAATGGAAAACGAAGTTGTGATTGAAGACGAGCAAGAAGTAGAAACGCCAGTAGAGGCTGTTGAGGCAGAGGAACCCGACGAGGTTGTCGTCAGCATTGGCGAAGAAGAACCGCAGCAGCAAGAAGAACAAGCCCATGCGCCTGAATGGGTGCGTGAACTGCGCAAGACCAATCGAGAACTGAAGCGGCAGAACCAAGAACTGCAAGGCCGGCTACAACAATCAGCGCCAGTACAGCAGGCGGTTACGCTTGGCAAAAAACCAACACTTGAAGATCACGACTATGACGCTGAGAAGTTTGAACAGTCGCTGGAAAGCTGGTACGACCGCAAGCGCCAGGTGGAAGAACATCAGGCACGCCATGACGCTGAACTGACAAACCAGAATCGCGCTTGGCAGTCAAAGCTGGACAACTATGCCAAAGCCCGTGCTGAATTGCGCGTGAAAGACTTTGAGGATGCCGAGGCGGTAGCGCAGGAACTGTTTAGCGTGACCCAGCAAGGCGTGATGCTGCAAGGTGCTGACAATCCAGCCCTGGTGGTGTATGCACTTGGAAAAAGCCCGAAAAAGGCCAAAGAACTGTCTGAAATCAAAGACCCGGTGAAGTTTGCTTTTGCCGTGGCCAAACTGGAGAAAGAATTGAAAGTCACCAATCGCAAGTCAGCACCACCGCCCGAGCGCGTGGTTACAGGCACTGGCCGGGTATCTGGTGCAGTTGATTCAACGCTTGAACGACTGCGCGAAGAAGCTGCCAGAACAGGCAACATGACCAAAGTTATACAATACAAACGCCAAAAAAAGGCATAATGCGCAAAACGGGTATCGCTAACCCATAAAAATAGCAGTTGAATGGCCCCCGCCAGCCCATTGGTGAGTAGAGAAAGTGGCAGTAATGCCGTGTTTTTTATTCAACCAATGGAGCTTTACAAATGGCAAATTCATTCAGCAAGGAAGAGCGCGTAGCCTTCGAAGACATTCTTGAAGGTTTCCAAGACCTTCTGGTTCTCTCCCGTCACGTTTCGGTCTACAACACCGATTCGACCATGATGGAACGTGCGAACAACACGATCTGGCGTCCGATGCCCTACATCGCCCAGTCTATCCCAACAACCCCTGGCACGACCATCGCCGGCAGCTATCAGAACATGACGCAGCTGTCGGTTCCCAGCACCCTGGGTTTCTCTCAGACCGTGCCGTGGCAGATGACCACTCTCGATCTGCGTGATGCACTGCAAGAAGGCCGTTTGGGTCAGTCTGCCAAGCAAAAGCTGGCAAGCGACATCAATGTGGCCATCATGAATACTGCTGCCGCACAAGGTACGCTGGTTGTGCCGATCGCTACCGCCTCTGGTGACTACGACGATGTGAGCCTGTGCGACACGATCATGAATGAGCAGGGCGTGCCTGACTATGATCGCTTCCTGGGTCTGTCCAGCCGCGATTACAACGGTTTAGCCGGCAATCTGTCGCAAGCATCGCGTTCGTTTGGTAACCCCAAGTCTGACAAGGCTTACGAGCGTTCGTATGTGGGCATGGTTGCAGGCTTCAACACCTACAAGTTTGACTACGCAAACCGCATCGCGGCAGCAGCTGGCGGCGTGACCACCATTGCAACCAACGGCGCACAGGCTGATTACGTTCCTCAAGCCACTTCCACATCCGTTGGCGGTCAGATCAACGTGGACAACCGTTACCAGACCGTTACCGTGTCCAACTCTGTTGGCGTGGTTGCTGGTGACTGCTTCACGATTGATGGCGTGGAAGCCGTGCATCACATCACCAAAGAGTCGACTGGCGAACTGAAAACCTTCCGCGTGATCAGCGTGCCGGCCGGCGGTGTGACCCTTGTGATCAGCCCCCCCATCATTGGCGCTACAAATGCTCCGACCGATGCAGAGCTGCAATACAAGAACGTCGAAGTGGTCACCGAGTCGGCAACCGCAGCCATCAACTGGCTCAACACTGCCGCATCTGCGATCAACGTGTTCTGGCAGAAAGATGCTCTGGAAATCCTGCCCGGCCGCTACGCTGTCCCATCCGATGCCGGTACCGCAGTGATGCGCGCCAGCACCGACCAGGGCGTTGAGTTGGTCATGCAGAAGTTCTATGACATCGACAGCATGACGATCAAGTATCGTCTGGACACGCTGTTTGGCGTGGTCAACAAGCAGCCTGAAATGTCTGGTATCTTGTTGTTCAACCAGCCTTAATCGGCCATAAGATCGGGGGGCTACGGCCCCCCTTTCTACTAGGAGTGTTTTATGCCATTGACCAAAGGTTACTCAAAGAAATCCATTGGCAAGAACATTGCCAAAGAGATCAAAGCAGGAATGCCCCAGAAGCAAGCAATTGCTGTGGCGCTATCCACGGCTAGGAAAGCTGCTGAAATGGCTGGAAAGCCCGGCAAAGCCCCTGCAAAGGCCAAGAAATAATGATCTTCCCTGTTCTTGCTTATCAAAGCCCTGGAACGCATCGCCGGTCAGGTGGTGGCACGTACAAATACATTTCCGTCAACTCGCAGTCAGAATGGGATGAGCATTTGGCTGCTGGCTGGTTTGAATCATCTGCTGCTGCCATTCTTGCCGCTGGTG